CCGCTGATGGCAATGTTTGATGCGGTGTCGCTTTTGTCGCTGAATCCGACTGCGAGAGGCGCATCGGTTTATGAAACACGCGGAATCAGAATGTTGTGAGATAGGATATGGCGAAAGAGAAAAAATCCAAAAACAAAAGCCGCCC